ATGCCATACTATGTTTACGTGGACCCAAGCACTGGAAAGATAACAACTGGCAACAGCTTGCCTTTGGGGGCGCTGAATGCGAAGCAATTCAGCACTAGCGGGGAGGCACAAAAATACATGAACTTCGTCAATCAAAAACCGTATGGCAGCGTCCCCGATCTTATGCGCGCTATGGATGCGGCTGAAATGGCAAGATTAGCGGGGCTTTTCTAAATCAAACAAGCAGAAACCCTGATCCTCAGATCCGGGGAAAACCCTACGCGGCCTCTCGGGCGCGGCGCCGTCGAAGTTCCCAGGCACACTGGCGCGAACAGCACTCTTTCTTCGCGGCGGGAACGTGAAGGCGGAACACGGTGCCGCACACCGGGCATGTTCGCTCCGGTTGCTTCCGTTCCCGGTGCTTGTGATAGCAGGCGTTCGAGCAATATTCTCTGCCCTTCGCCGGGTGGATCGGCTCCCCGCACCCTTTGCAGGGCACATATTTCAGTTTGTTCGACCGCTTCATGCCAGCGTGGGCACACTCCCGCGAACAGAAGCGATGTTCGGCCCGCTCGGGTGTGAACAGCGTGCCGCAGTGCTTGCAGGGCTTGCGCCGCTCAATCCGCGTCTGTTCCTTGCGCGCCGCGCACGCGGCCAGATATTCGGCCATCGAGTGCACCTCGCCAGACCGGCGGGCCTTGTGGGCGTACGCCAGCCTCCCGCACAGGGCGGAACAGTATTTCCGGGGCACCCCGTTCCGGTGTGCCTCCGATGCCGGCGGCATCCCGTTCCCGCACCATGCGCAGCGTGTGCGCTCGGTCAGTTCGTCGATCCACTCGGGTTGCCCATCCGCCCATGTCGGTCTTGTGGCGCCGTTGGCGGCCAGGGCCTCGGAAACAACGTGGACGGCTTCCGCGTCGGCGCGCGGCCAGGGCCACCCGTCCAGACATAGGCCGGCCCGGATGCCATGGCGACAAGCGCCTTCATGCTCGAAGGGAGACGCGGACCAGTCCCGCAGGATGGCGGCCACCGTGGCGATGCGGCGGGCACGGTCGGACAGTCCGACATGTCCGCGCCGGCTCATAGGATCAACAGCCCTTCCGGCCGGGCGTCTTCGTCGTCATAAACGGAGCCGCCTTCACCGACCACGGCGCGGCCAACGGCCATAATCAGGGCGCCGGCCGCGTCGATTCGCTCTTTCGCCCTGGCCTTGCTCGGTTTGATGTTGCCGGCCGGGTCCTTGTCCGGGACCACGTTGGCGACACACCAGCGCAAGACAGGGTGCCCGCCGTGCCTGATCTTGCCGGACAGGATCAGCCGTTCCGTGTCCTTCATCGGTGGCGACATGGACACGAACCCTTGGCGGTGCGTCGTCACCGGAACGCCAGCGTCTTGCAGGCGGGTGATTGAGCCCGTTGCGTTCCACTGATCCATTGCGACTTCCTGGACGTTGAACCGCTCGCACAGGTCGATGATGCAGGCTTCAACGGCCGCATAGTCCACCACGTTGCCCGGTGTCGCGGTCAGCAGTCCCGAGTCCGCCCAGGCGGGATAGGGCACCCCGTCAACCTCTTGCCGGCGCCGGATGTTGTCGGCTGGCACGAAACAGAACGGCACAACGTCCACCCCGCCGTCATCGTCGGGCACGGCCAGGACCACGGCCGTCAGGTCGGTTGTGCTGGACAGGTCAACGCCGATCCAGGCCGGCCGGCCTTCCATCGCGTCCAGGTCCACCGGATCGGCGCCCCGATCCCATGACGTCATCGCCACCCATCCGGCCACACTGCCGTCAATCCAGCGGTTCAGGTGCAGTTGTTGCCAGCCCTCCACCTCGTGGGGCAGCGGTGCGGCCTGACGCGCCAGCTTGCGCAGTTCGTCCAGATACAGGAACGCGCCCAAGGCCGGGTTCAGCGCGTGCCACAGGGCTTCATCCTGCCAGGGAAGGTCTTCGCCCTCGGGCGGGTCCGGGGCGGCGAAGATCACCGGCAGGAACGATTCGTCCTCCCGCTCGCCCTTCGCCACCGCGCGGGAATGCTGCCAGCGATCCCAGGCGAGCGTGTTCCGGCCCACGCCAGCGGTCGAAATGGTGATGGTCAGGGGGTCGGCCCGCTTGCCCATGCTGGTCCGCAGCACGCGCCAGAGTTCCCGGCCCGAATGCGCCGGCCATGCGTGGATTTCGTCCCCGATCAGCAGGGAGATGTTGAGCCCATGCTTGGTGTAGCTCTCGTGGGAAATGGCCTTCAGGACCGATCCCGATTTCGGGTGATGAAGCTCCTTCTGGGATTCCACCGCGCGGACGATCCGGGACAGGGTGCGGTCAGCCTCGACATACCGCTTGGCATGGCCGAACCCGATGGACGCTTGCCCCCGGTCGGCGGCGGCCACCACCACTTGCCCGGCGGCGTCGCGTTCCGGCCCCAGCAGGTGCAGCAACCCCAGCGCGGCAATGAGGGTGGTCTTGCCGTTGCCCCGGGGCAGCCACACGGCCACGTCGGAGAAGCGGCGTCGGCCATCCGGCAGGGTGTCCCCATAGACGCGCCGGATCAGGCGCCGTTGCCAACGTGCCAGCACTTTCCCCAGGCGTTGCCCGGCGCGCGGTCCCTCGGTGATGGTCAGGCGTTCCACGAACGCCACGGCCCGGGCACCCTTCCCATGAGGGTCGGGAATGTCGCTATCATCGAACAGCCAGGCGGGCCGGCAGGCGTCAACCGTCCACCAGGTCGCCCCATCCGTCGCCGGTGTCGTCATCGGTCTTGCCTCTCAGGGCCTGGCGGTGTGGTGTCAGGCTCAATTCGGTGGCGAGCAAGCGGGCTTCCCGCATGGCGCCTTGCTGGATGCGGAAGGCCGGGTGGACAGTCGGGCCGCGCTCCGTCTCCACCGTCCGCCCTTCGGTGACCATCGTTTCTTCGCACTCGCGGACCATGCCCACCGCCACGCAATAGCTTTCCAGGGTGGCGCGGGCCTCGTCATTCAGCAGGCCACGGGCTTGCAGGCGCGGCGCAACCCGCTTCCACTCCGCCTTCGCGTGCGCGGGCAGCCATGAGGGCGGCGGAGGGGCACGGCGGACAGCGGCCCCACCCTCCACAACCTGCAATTTCGGCTTCCTGCCCTTCATCGCTCAAAACCCCATTTTCGGCCGCGTCTCGCGCGGCACCCACCCGCCGGTCCCCAGGGCATCGAAGGAAATTCCCGACCCGCCCCCGGGGTTATTCGCTCGTGCAATGAAGCTCCAGGGCCTCGCGTCGGCCAACCTCCCGCACCTCTCTGATGTTCCACGTCGCGCCGTCCCATTCGACGGTCGCCGTCGTGTCCAGGCCATCAACCCAATGCACTGTGAAGACGGCCTTGCGCTCCGCCTGGACGGCCTCGGCGCCGATGAACTCCCGGCCGGACAACTGGCGGACGTTGGCCCAGAATGTGCCCAGCGCGACCGTCCCACCGGGGATGGTCCCGCCGTAGCCGTCATCAATCATGGACGTGACCATGACCGTGATGCGTCGATCCATGCGCCCGATGTTCATGGCTAGAGGCTCCACACGCGATACGCGGCCAGGTCATCAACACCGGGCACGCGGTATGGGTGGGCGAACGTGACGTGTCCGCGCTGGCCGTACCGATCCGCAACGCGATCCTTGATCCACTGGCGTATTGGCATGGGAACGGCGGCCGGGTCATCGCCAAAGCCGGCGGTGAACGCGACCCGGACGCACTCGGGCGTCGTCGGGGTGCTTGGCCACCTCGTCACCGGAACGATGCGTCCGTCTCCACCGATGCCCGCCACGCGGTATGCGCTCGGGTCCAGAGTGACGGCGGAACCGCTGGTGTCGTCATATTCGATGGCGTCCACCGCAATGAGCGGCGGGAGGGGCACCAGCAGGTCGGAGCGCGGGAAACCATCCAGGTACAACGTCCAGGACTGTTCGATCAGGCAGCGGCCAAGGAAGCCGTCCCAGCCGTCCAGTTCGGCAACCGCCGCGTCGATCAAGGAGCGCACGTCCGCCGCGTCCACCGGCGCGGGGGGTGACAGGGTTTCGTCGAGGGTGAGGCGGAGGAAGGTCCACACGTCCGCCTCGTCAACCGGCAGGACCGTGGGTGCCATGTCCAGTTCAAGCCGCATTGTCGGGCTCCCGGTTCCAAGGATGATCGGGATCCTTCGGCGTGCCGTCCTCATTGCAGCCGTGCGGCACCGCGCCGCGCCGTTCCCGGGACTGAACGACGGATCGGTGGTGGTGACGGCACAGCCCCTCAAGGTTTGACCAGTCGTTGGTTCCGCCGTCTCGCACGCGCTTCTTGTGGTTCACGTCCACAGCGTGTTCGATCCGGCCTTCACGCTGGCACATGACACAGAACGGGTGAGCCTTCAGGAATGCGGCCCGCAGCTTCTCCCATGCGGCATCGTATCCACGCGCACGCGGCGAAGGCCGGTTGTCGGTCTTCGGCCGGCAGTCGCACCGCTGCCCCGCTGGCACAGGCCGGCGGCACCGTGGGCAGATGCGGGGCGGTCGGGTCGGCATGGTCAGTTCACCCCCAGGATCAGCGACACGGCGCCGCTCGTGTGCGCGGTGACGTTGCCGCGCATGTATCGCAGCGCGGTCACCTCCGCAGCGTCGTTCCCAGTGAAGGTCGCAACGTCGGTCCAGTTCGTGCCGTCAAGGGACCCCTGCAATTTCACCGTCGCGGTCCCGCCGACGATGGACTGGACCACACCGGAACAGAACGGACGGCCCAGGTCCTGGGCATCGCCAACACCTGGGCCGGTTGCACCGCCAATCAACGTGATCTCGTTCATTCGGTCTCTCCACCAAGGCGCCCGCCGGGATGCGAAGGGCTGGACACATCCCGGCGGGGCCGGTCCCGGCTCGTATCGGGTCCGCGCCGGTCCTAGGCGGCCACCGGCGCGACATTCGGATGACCGCGAACGATCACCGATGACGCGGCAACGCTGGTGCCGCTGTTCTTGGTGAGAACCACCTTGAGGTAGCGTTTCGCCCCGGTATAGCCGACGCGATAGACGCTGTTCTCGGCCAGGGTCGCCGGCCAGGTCCCCACCAGGTCGGTGTCGGTCACGGCCTCGAACCCGCTCCCGCTGGCATCGGAATGGTGCAGGGTCGGGGTGAAATCCCCGGAACCCGCAACGGCTCCCGTCTGCACAATGGCGGTGGCGGATTCGAAGCCCAGCAGGTCCACCGGCTCGCCCGTCGTCGTGGCGGTCAGTACGGCCGGGCGGATGGTCTCCGCCGGGCCGATGTTGTGGGTCAGGTCACGCATGGTCGGGGCCTCCTTAGCTGGCGATCTTCTGAAGCTTCACGGCCTCGCTGTTCGCCAGCCCGCCACCGACGCGGCGATAGGCGTAGAACAGCACGTTCGGCTTGTCGGTCAGGTTGTCGCGGATGAAGCGCGTTCCCAGCTTGTCCACGATCAGGTAGGCCCGCTTGAAGTTGCCGAAGGCGACGGGGACGGCGTTGCCCGCGATGTCCGGCATCGTTTCGTCAAACTCGACGGGGTAGCCCAGCAAGCTGTTCGGCGCCCCGGCCGTCATGCTCGAACGCCAGAGGTACCGGCCCTCGGTATCAACCAGGGTGTCCAGGGCGTTCGCGGTGTTGCTGTTCATGAGGAACACGGCGCCGTCGCGGTACGGGGCGCGCAAGGCCCAGACCAGATTTTTCAGCCCGTCCGCCGTGATCTTGGCGTTGTCGCCGGACTTCACGAACTGGATGGTGCCCCACGGGCGGGTTGCGTCGGCGGTCGCGGCGGTCGCATAGGACAGCAGGCCGGCCGGGCGCTTCGGGGTGGTGGTCGCGGAAATGAACGCCGCACCCTCGGAGCGGGTGAACTTGTCCGTGATCTTGCCTTCGATCCAGGCACCAAGGTTGATCCCGGAATCGTCCAGCAGGCGTTGCGTGATCGGCTGTTGCGCCTGGATTTCCCGGAGCGGCACCGTCAACAGACCGAGTTCGGCCGTGTCGGTGTCGGTGCGGGCCTCCCGCTCGCCAACCCAGGTGGCGCCGATGTCGTCGGCGTCGATGGGCTCCACCCAGGCGTCACCCTGAGTGATGGTCTCGACGCGGGCTAGCCGGCGCATGGGGGTGGCGTCGAACAGCTTCTTGGTCATGGTCTTGGACAGTTCCGGCATGACGACATAGCCGCCGTCCGGGTCGCTGCCCGACCACATGGAGCGCAGTTCAATCATGGGCTTGTCATCGCCCCGGGCAAGCGCGGCCAGGGCGCGGTGTTCGGCCTCGACACCGGAACGGGTCTCGGTGCCGTTGGCGGCGCCAGCACGGCCGGAACGGGCCTCCACCTTGTCCAGACGCTTTGTGGTCGCCTCGATGGTGGACCGCAGGTCGTTGACGGTACCGGTCAGGGTCTCGACGGCCCCCGACATGCGGGTCTCGAAATCATCGGTGTCGGTGCCGCGCGTTTCATCCGGCGCGGCGTCGGTCACGGTGTCCTTGTCCATGGCCTTGCCTTTCGGTTGCGCCGCACTCGCGGCATGGTCCGCCCGAACCTCGACGATCCGGGCACTCTCGTTTGACGGTAGGGTTACGATTGAAACCTCTTTGGCGACGGCCTCGGTGATGCGGCGCCCGCCGGCCATCGCTTCGTCACGGCGCCGGACGAACCCGACCGACAGCCCGTTGACGGCGCCGGCCTTCAGAAGCTCGTAAGCCTCCCGCCCGCGTGTGGTCGCCAGCGCGAGACGCGCACGGACGAACAACCCGCGTTCGTCTTCGCGGAGTTCGGTGATCGTGCCGACGGGCGCGGCCGGATCGTGCGACCACAGCAGCGCCACGGGCCGGCCGGTCCCGAGACTGGCGGCGAAGGCGCCCGGCGCGAACGCCGTGCGGTAGCTGTCCACCGTGCCCCAGGTCACGGCATAGCCCGAGAACTCGCCCTCGGTGGTCGGCGTCGGGTCGAACCGGATTTCAAGGCGTTCAAGCATCGTCACCCCCTCCGGCCGGCGCGGTGTTCAGGGGCACGCGAAGCTGATCCCCACCGGCCAGCGGCGGGCGGTTCTCCATCGCCCGGGCCTCGTTGCCGGTCAGGATTCCGTTCGAAACGGCCTGGACATAGGCGGTCATCCGGGACGCCAGATCGGCGCGGGCCAGGTCATCGGTCAGGAACTCGAAAAACAGGGTCTCGCGTTCGTCCTCGGTCAGCAGGTCGCGGGCCAGGGCCTGTTGCCACAGGTGCAACCACGGAAGCACGGTCAGGGACAGGAACTGTTGCCCCATGTGTTCGGCGTTGTTGTGTGTGGTGCGCTCGAGTTCCTGCACCAGATGCAGCGGCACCCGGAAGACGCGGGCGATTTCCGCAATCTGGTGGCGCCGAAGCTCGAGGAACTGAAGATCAACCGAACTGAATTGCAGGGCCTCGAACTTCATGCCCTCTTCGAGAACGGCCGTTCCGCCGGACTGGTCCCCCGAATGCAGCGCGGCCAGCGACCGCTTCAGGCGTTCGATGACGGGTTCGGTCAGCCGGCCCGGCGCGGTCAGGACCCCGGACGGCCGGGCGCCCTTGCGGAAGAGGCGGCCGGCGTAGCCTTCCATGGCCAGGGCCAGGGCAATCGCCTCGCGGGCCTGTTCCACCAGCGACAGGGGCCGGCGCGGATCGGGGCCGGGCAGGCGCAACCACAGAAGCTCGGATCGGTCCACCGGCCGTTGCGTGCCGTCGGCCAGGGGGGCGCGGAACAGCGGCTCGCCCGCGTCGGTCCATTCGGTCGTGATCGTGCCCGGCGGCGCGTTCACTAGGTCGAAGACCTGATCGCGGGCGCGGCCGATCCAACTGAAGGATTCGCCCCGGGTGACAAGCTGCATCATCGCCGTGGCGCGCCATTCGGCGGAAGACGTCCAGTCGTTAACGGCGGACCCGACCAGGCGGGCAAGGGGATGGTCGGACGCGGGCACCCGTTCCTTCCCGCCGTCAGGCGTGCGTCGGTAAAGATGAAGGGGAAGCTGGGCAACGGCCTCGGTCAGGACCCGGGCACACGCGGCAACCGGGGCGCAGCGCAACGCGGCGTCGGACGAAACGGCAATGCCGGCGGCGGTCTCGTGCGCCTCGCGCAACAACGCCTCGAGTTCGCCCAGCGAACCCGACCGAGTTTCCAAACCGAAGATACGTCGAATGAAAGACATCGCCTTGTCCTGCCCGGCCGCAAACATGGTATGCGAAAAAATCGGCTAAAGTCAAGTAAAGCGTGCTTCTGTTCCTGAATGTTCCTAGGTGTTCTCTGTTCTTATATTTCAGTTCGTCTCATACTGTTTCAGGCCGTTTCTTTCCCGCCGTATTTTCACTGGCCCGACATGCCGCGCCGAAACGCTTCATCGAGAACGCGCGTGAACGCGGGGCGTGGATTCGGCTCCACCTCATCGGGATCCACGGCGGCCAGCAGGTCGCGGGCCAAGCGCAGGATCCGGTGCGGGTTGAGAGGGACGACAACGATGGGCTCGGGCTCATCGTCGGCATAGACGGCCAGAACGGCCGGTCCATTCGGCCCGTCGGGGCGTGTGACGATGACGCGGGGATCGGTGGTCATGGCGTGGCCTCCTTCAGGCGGCGTCGAACGGCGCGGGGTCGGCCGGCGCGTCGAGCATCGCCAGCGTGGCGGGGGCCTCGGTGCGCACCAGGGCCAAGGCGCGGGCGCGGGTGCTGGCGTGCGGCGCGGTCAGGTGCGCGAACCCGATCCCGACCATGTGCAGGCGCATGACATCATCGATCCGGCGCGGCCCCCGATCCGGTAACCGGGGCAACCCGCCCTCGGCGATCACCCGCCGGGCAAGCTCCCGACTGGAGGCACTGACAAACGGTGACGCGAGAACCGCATGGGCACCGTCCAAGAGCGGGTCGCAGGTCTCGGTTGGATCAATCATCGCGTCACCTCGTGACCTGGGTTCGGCCCGGCCCCGATAGGGCCGGACCCTATTACGGAGTAATAGGGGACACACTTCCCGCAGACCCACCGCAGGAAAATCAATGACTTAGCGGGCAACTTCCCGCACTTCCCGCAACACACCTCCCGCAATGAAATCAACGGGTTAGCATTCCACTTCCCGCACTTCCCGCAAACGCTCATGGCGCACCTGGTGCGCTTTTGACGATAGCTTTCAGGGGCTTGCGGTCGGGTCCGGTGACCGATCCGACGCGGATCCGGCCATCCGAGAACAGGGCCTCCATGGCGCGTTCAAGGTCCTTCGCACGGGCGCCGTGGGCCTCGGGCATTCCCGCCATGATCCGGGGGGCAAATCGGGGGCTGTTGCGCGCGTCGGTGACGGCGCGGCCCTGGTCCGCCACCGCGTCGAGGCAGGCAAGGAACGCTTCTTCCGCCCGGTTCGCCTTGGCCTTCGCGTCCATGCGGCCCAAGAACCCCGTGTCTGGCGCATCCAGGACGAACACACCGTCCTGCCAGCGGATGCGCAGTTCGTCGCCCACGACCCCGTAGTTCGATTTCTTGGTGGACAGGGTGCGGGCGTCCCGGTCGTCTCCGTCGTCGTCGGTTTCGCGCGGGCGGGACAGGTAAAGGCGGGACCGCACCGCGTTGTTCCAGGCGGTAGACCCGCTGGTGCCCGTGCCGTCGGCCAGCCCGGCGCGGGAGGGATGGGCACACAGGACCACCGCGCCGTTGACGTCCAGGGCGATCCGCCGGAGCATGTTCACGAATTGGCGCGCCTCCGGGCGGGAGTTCTCGTTGCCGTCGAACAGGTCGTGCAACCCGTCCAGGATCACCAGCCGGGCGCCGAACCGCTTGGCGGTTTCCAGCGTGTCAAAGAACACCTGACTCGGCCCCTGCGGCTTGCCGAACTTGTCGCGTTTGACGAACTCGTTGGCCTCCCCGACACGGGAGGCGAACCGGAACCCGGCCAGGGCCTCGAACCCCAGCCCCTCCGCCCGGGTGATGTCGGACAGCCGGCGGTGGATTTCGTCCGCGTCGTCTTCGCAGTACAGCCCGAAAACGCGACAGTGTTCCGTTGTCTGACGAAGGAAATCCTGCCCCGTCGCGGCGGCCACGGCCAATTGAAGCGTCAGTAGAGATTTGCCCAACCCACCGTCGCCGGACAGCATGGTGACGGACCCGTGGGGCACCAAATCCGCCACCATCCAGCGGCGTTCCGGGATCGGCTTGCCGGCCCAAGTGGTGGGGTCGATGGTGCGTATGGGCAGGCGCGGCGTGAACGTTTCGACCGACCCGCGCGCGTTGAAATGACCCTCGGGCTGTTCCATTACGCGGCCCTCGGCGTTTCGTCGTTCCAGTCGTGCCCGACGTCGCGCGGGGCGCGCACGATGGCCTCCCGGTCGGCATCGGCCCACCGCTGGGCACAGGAGCGGCCGGCGTCCAGGCCCGCGCCGCTGGCGTCGTGATCGGCAAAGATCGTCAGGGCCTCGATTCCGGCCAGCACGGGGAAGGTGCGGATCGTGCCGGCGGAGCCGGCGGCCCAGACCGGAGCCCACCCGGCGGCCAGGACGGACAGGCCGGTTTCGATGCCCTCGCTCAGGCCAAGCCCAAGGGTCACGTCGGCGTCATCGCACAGGCGGATGACGGCGCCCTTCGATGGCCCGAGCATCTTCTTCGGCCTGTTCCGATCCCGCTCCCCCGTTCCGGTGAGCGGGGTCCGATGGATGGCGACGGGCCGGTTCCCCTCCGCCGTGGTCATGAGCGCGACCATGCAGGGCACGGCCCCGCCCTGGTACGGGCAGGCCGGATGAAACCGGGCGGCGTTGGCCCCGGCCGGCGGCAGGACGCACCCGCGCCCGATCAGGTACGCGGCGGCCGGGGTGTCGGGGATCGGCACGGCCGCGCGCCAGATGGCTTCGGCCCGCTGGATGCGCTGGCGGGTCTCGGTTTCGGCCTGGGGATCAGGGCGCGGTGCGTACGTCGCGGCGCGACGCGGGGTGTGGTCGGTGTCGTCCGGCGGGAGGCCGATCCAGTCCAGGGCGTCCCGGCCGGTCAGGCCGATGTGCGCCCGGATCAGGTCCAGGACACCACCGCCGTCCCCGGTCTCGTGGTCGCGCCAGACCCCCTTGCGCACGTCCACGCTCAAGGAGCCATGCCGGCCATAGCGCCAATCGGTGCGGGTTGAGTGCGCCCGGTTCGGATCACCCAAAAGGCGCGTGGCGACGTCGGCCATATGGGGGGCGAGGTCATGCATGGGTCAGCCCCAACACGCGGAGGATGACAGGACACCACCGACGCGGGATCAGCCCGCGCGCGGCGGCGGAGACGATCCCGGTCTTGATGGTGCCGGCGGCGGTCATGGCTATTCGCCCCCGGCGGTGTCCGCCCACCGCGTGCCGATGAACGCGGCGCCCTCGTCCGGCGGGCTCCCGGTGATGTCGATGGGCTCAACGGTCGTGGCGCCGTTGGGGTGCTGCATCAGCGCAAGGCACATGACGGGCACCGACCACGGCGTGTCGAACCGCCCGAAGTCCAGCAGCAGGCCGGGCGGAGCGGGGATGATTTGCAGAATGCGGGGATGCTCGGTCATTACGCGGCCTCCCCCTGGCGGGAGGCGGCGACACGGGCCGCGATCCAGGCGTCCACCTCATCCTCGATCCAGGCAACCGACTTCGGCCCGAGGCGGATGGGCTTCGGGAACTCATCGCGCGCCATCTTGGCGTAGATGCTGGATGTAGACAGGCCGGTCTTCGCCTTGACGGCGGGGCGGCGGAGCAATGCGCTAGACTTGCGTTCCATGGGGTATTCCTTGGTCGTGCGTGGAACCAACACGGCCAAGGTACGGACGCGGGAGTCCGCCCTCTAGGAACTTATTTGAGATGGAATTTTGTTCACTTTCGGCAAGTCATCCAAGCAGGATGCTTTACTATGAACAGAGTTCCGGAGGAATTTTGTTCATATGCCGCTGCCAGGGCCTCCCCGGCGGATATGGTGGAGCGGGTCAATGCCATTGAGGATGTCCAGATCCTTCTCAAAACGCTCTCGCATCATCCGTTGGGCCGGCGATTCCACCTCTTTCGGAAGGTTGCATCCGGCTCGGCGAAGTGCTTCTTCAATGGCCTGCTGGTGCGGTGTGCTGACCAAGTCCTGCATGATGTTGTCAATGGCCCTCTGGTGCGGTATATCAGCCCACTTTTGAGTGATGGCATCAATGGCGCGTTGTTGTGGTGTGTCCTGCCATGCTTTTAAATTGTCCAGGCTTCTTTGAATGTGTGGTGGCATCCGATTTTCCCTGTCTATAATTTCTTGAATATGCGCCGGGATACTCGCCATATGGTCGATTGTTGCCCCCGCTGCAATCAACTTCGTCCACGGAGAGTCCGGGCGTGAGTGGCCGGCGGCCTTCAAGCGTTCCCAGGGCGTTCCGATGCGCGGATCAGTCAACGGATCGTCACATGCTAGGTTCGCAATGTCGAAGCCACTCCACAGGGCGCTCTTGGGCACTTGAACGATTTTCGGCTTGGCCCGCTCACGCGCACGCGCCAGTAGTTCGCCCTTCTGGTCCCGGAAGTTCCGGACCAGTGGCGCCGTCGTGCTGCGCCACCTATCGGACTCCGCTATAGGCAGTGGGGATGGCATCCCCAGATACTTCACTGCGATAGCGCGCGCTGCGGCTTCCACGCCGTCCGTCCGTCCCTTCACGGCGCCCGTGACGATCAGGTCCGCCATTTCGTCCAAGTACTCTTGCGGCGGGCGGTTTCGTCGCTGCCCCGGCTTCGGCCCAGGCTTGCGGCGGGCAGGCGTCTTCCCGGCCGCGTCCATGAGGATCCCGGGACCATGAAGTTCCACCAGCCGTGCGATTTCGCGGCGGGCCTCTTCCTCGTTCATGCTCATGCCCGCGCCTCCGCCAGCATCACCACGTCACCGGTGCCGATCTCGCCGTCGCACCACCGCTGCCAATCCACCATCAGCCGGCGGCGGCGGTCGAACAGGTCGGCGCGGAGGTAGGCGCGCGCGACGCGATCACCGACCGCATGGGCCAGCGCCATTTCGGCCATTTCGCTCGGATAGTTCGTCCGCTCGGCGGCCCAATCCCTGAAGCTGGACCGGAAGCCGTGAACGGTCAGTCCGTCGCGGCCCATGCGGCGCAAGAGAACGGACATTGCCATGTTCGACAGCCCGCGTCCGGCCTTGCCGCCGGGGAAGACAAAGCCCTCGGTGTCGTGCGTTGCAGCCATGTCTCGCAGGATTTCGACGGCACGGGGAGGCAGGGGAACACGGTGTTCCCGCTCCATCTTCATCCGCTCGCCGGGCACGATCCAGGTTTCGGCGTTCAGGTCGATTTCGGACCATTGGGCGCCGATGGTCTCGCCGGTCCTGGCAGCCGTCAAAATCGTGAACTCAAGGGCACGGGCGGCAACACCACCCTGTTGCCGAAGGTCGGTCACGAACGCGGGCACGTCGGCGTAGGGCAGGGCGGGGCGATGCTTCACCTTCGCCACCTTCTCCGGTGACGCCAGCAGGTGTTGCAGGTGCCCCTTCCACCGGGCCGGGTTCTCGCCTGTCCGGTATCCCCGAGTCGTGGCCCAACCAAGGATGCGCTCTATCCGGCCCCGGACGCGGGAGGCGGTCTCGTGCTTCTCGGTCCAGACTGGTTCCAGAACTTTCAGCAGGTGCGGCGTGTCAACGTGCGCCACGTCCAGGGCGCCGATCAGCGGGAAGGCATACAGGGCCAGCGTGTTTTCCCAGTGCTGCCGTTGCTTGTCCGTCTTCCAGCCCGGCGCGTGCGCGGTGATGTAGCGTTCGGCGGCGTCCTGGAAGGTGACGCGGGATGCCTCTTGCGCCCGCTCCGTGGCCTCTGTGGCGCGCTTTTGGTCCAGGGGGTCTATGCCCTCATGGATCATCCGGCGGGCCTCCGTGGCCTTCTGGCGGGCTTCTTCCAGCGACACCAGCGCCACCGGCCCGAACCCCATGGCGCGATAGCGGCCCCGGAAGCGATACCGGAAGAGCCACGATTTGGTCATCCGCCCGCCGGCCCCTGCGGCGACCTGCAACCACAGTCCATTTCCGTCGCCATAACGGCCGGGCTCGTTCAGGGCGCGGACCTTCGCCGCGCTCAGTTTATTTCCGATCCGCAT